CACACACAACAAAACACCAGAACCATACGGTTTGGCGTTTAGTTGGAGTACGCCAGGCCGCCCATGCCGGACATGACGCGGAGCACGTTGTAGTTGACGGCGTAGATGCGGACCTTGGCCGTGCGCGCCGACTGGACCGTGTTGACGGACAGCGTCAGGTTGAGCGTCGCCTTGTCAATGCGCGAGAAGTTGCACGTGCCGCTGGGCTGGTGCTCCTCGGGCTTCAGGGCAAACGAGTAGACGTTGACACCCACCGACGGCGTGCGCGAGTGGTGCTGCCACGGCTGCACCTTGTCGAAGTAGCGGCCCTCGCGCTCGTCGAAGCGGTCCTGTCCGTTGAGCTGCACCTTGGCAACCTCCACAGGGTTCTTGCCCTCGCACTTGACGTTCGAGGCGAGGATGACCTTGGCGAGCAGGTAGTTGGTCGTGCCCTCGAAGAACTGGTCGGACTGGCCGGACGAACCATCGTAGATGGCCGAGCCCGTAGACAGACCGGCACCCGAGGCGAGGCCCAGACCGGGTAGGTAAGGGAGCGCCGGGGCCTGTCCAGTGGGCTGGCCGGCACCAGCACCCGCCGACAGCGAGTAGGTCGGGATGCCCGACGCCGGGGTGCCCACACCGTTGGTGGCGAGGGCGCCGCGGCCCAGGACAGCCGTCACGATGCCCTCCGTCGACCAGTCATCGGAGTAGTTGAAGGGCTGCTGTCCGTACGCCTCCTGGATCCACGGCGTCGGGGGGGCGTTGCAGTCAACGAACGAGTCACGCTGGACTACCCAGATCAGCTCCTTAACCGGGTGGTTAAAGTTCATCTGGATCTTGTTCGAGGAGGCCGTGACCGTCTCGTCGCCCGTGAACTGGAGCTGGTCAATCAGGTACTCGTGCGACTGCTGGGCGAAGCGGCGGCGCTCCTCCGTGTCGAGGTAGACGTAGTCAATGTACAGCGAGGCGGCAACCAGCTGGAGCTGGGAGACGGCCGTGACACCGTTGCCCAGGTTGATCGTGCCAGTGGACACCGGCTGGACCGTCGAAGGCGTCAGCGACGCAATCTCGGCGTAGCAGCAGTTGTAGTTCTGCTCGAACTCGACGTTGATGCGCACCTCGTGGTACTGGAGGGCGATCAGCGGGATGGCCAGGCCGGGGTTGCGGCAGTACCAGAACTGGAGGGGGATGTACAGCGTCTTGAGCGGGCAGCCGGCACGGGACAAGCACGAGTTGGTGGCCTCCGAGGCGGCGCACGTGGCATCCAGGGCGACACCGGCAGAGTCCTTCAGCAGAACGAGGTCGGCGGAGTTGCCAACCATGTCGTCGAACGACACCTGGGTGCCGACGGGCTGGGTCAGCTGCGTCCAGATCTGCATCCAGTCGCCGTACTGGCGGTCAATGCGCGAGCCGCCGATCTCGATCTCGACCTGCTTGATCAGGCGGTGACCAACGTAGTTGAGCCAGCGGAAGCGGGTGTTGTTGACCGCCAGCACAATCTGGGGGAGCGTCACCTGGATGTACGTGCGGTACATCAGGTCGGCATTGCGGCTAATGACAGCCGTGACACGGCGTCCGAAGTCGGCCTGGCCGTTGAACGTCACCTCAATCGCCTCCATGGCGAAGTTGGTGTGGCGCTTGTAGAGAACCTTCCAGAACGTAATCTGGGGGTTGCCGGAGATGTAGATGTCCTGCGCACCATACGAGACGAGCTGCATAAGTCCGCCTCCCATTGTTTGTTATGCTCCTAACGGACATTATTTTTTTCTCGGGGCATCGCCACGGCGGGTTTCCCCTACCAGGCAGCGTTCACCTCTGCAATATTTTTTTCTTCGCTAGACTGAAATGGACATCTTCTTCGTTCCAACGTCGAACGTTCTGATTAATACGTTCCTGCGTTCGATTGTCGTCATTGCGGTCATGATTCTGGGATTCGAGAGGTCATGGTATGAAGCGTATTGGGGAGCCGTTATCCACGATGCCATCTCACTACTTCTCGTGAAGCCCTACGTGTAATTCTCCATGTCCAGTATAATGAGCGGAGCCACCGTCGAGTATTCACTGAATTTACAGACGGCTCTAAACGGCGACAAGATTTCAGCCATGTGTCTAGCCCCATCGTCGTTTGGGTTTGGGTATTACTTGAACAACTTCTATTTCGGAACGTCGAATGGCCGTGTCTACAAATATGACGAGTCGGTTTTCACCCAGATTACTATCACAGGATATACTGGAACCTTGAGTGGAACAATTACGTCCTTAACAACTGATCCAGCGGGGAAGTATCTTTTTCTGAGTGCACCGTCTGACGGACAGTTTCTTCGGATCCCGTTGGCATCATCAGGAAATATAAAGAATATCCCAGCGTTCGGTTCAAATACCGGTGGAGTAGCTATTAATTCACAGAACACTGTATATTTCATTAGTGCAAACGGCAATGCGATCTCTACTGTAGACAATTACGGCCAGGGACAGGTGAATCTAGTTTTTCAGCAACCAGCCGGTTCAAATTCAATTTTTACTGGACTTGTTCTGAGTGAAGATGAAACACGCATTTATACAGCAGACAGTTACACTGGAAATATTTACTACTTTGATTTCACATCCGGACAAAATACGCTTCAGTCTGCCACCGCTGCAGCTCCAGAAAGCGAAATAACCAGCCTCGCAGTATTGACACCAACCGATATTCTGTATACCCAGACCAAGTCGGCTTTTCCAGGAGTATATCTCTACAATATAGTTAAAAATACAAGTATCCTTATTGCAGGTGGAGGTAGTAACACGGTATCAAGTTTTGCCCAGGACTACCAGTTCATCAATCCGAACCAAATTGCAGTGGATCCACAGGGAGCCCTATATATTACAAGCCTAAATTCGTTTGGCGCTCAGCTCTTCACGAAGGTAGTATTCAATATATTTGTCCGGTCCCCAATCGCAGCTCCCGTTCCATCGCCATTTTTCCCGAATTGTGGTCTACCAGCTCCAGGATACTGTAAGAAATCGGTAGTGCCGTTCAATCCTACCGAGTATTGGTCATTCGCTTACCCACAAAAAGTTGCGGTAAAACGCCCATCTCCTGGAGATGGACCTGGACAAGTTCGGTATTCGTGTATCAATACTGTTACCATCCTGTGTCCGACAATACCAATTGGGCGGGTAAATCCGAACCCGCCGCCGCCACCACCTACACCAGTCCCCCCAATCTACCCCGTGGAAACACCAACCTCACAATCTACAAAATTGTTTGTGAGCACGGGGGTGTTGTCATCCCTGCGTCTCTCTGCCAGTTCAACAAGTATTAAAGACCTTTCCTTTCAAACATCTTCCTTTCCAATGTCGTTTGGGCCGCAGGGATACCTCTATTTCATGACACGGTCTGGAATGCTCAATGTTCTTAACACCTCTGGAGGCACAAGATTCCCAACACTTCTCTACGAAGTTCCCCAGAGAACTACAGTGTCTACTCCCGTTGTTGCTTCCTTTACAGGTCTGGTAGCTTTTATCACTGATTCCAGACTCTTGAAGGTTATAGACCAGAATGGAAATGTCCGATACAGCAGCAATTTTACCCAGCAGATTGCGGGGGCTCCATTATTTCTGGATACTCAATCCCAGCTTATTGCTGCCTTCGGCAACACCATACTTGCTCTTGACACTACATCGTGGAATACAGTATGGAGCAATACTCTACCAGGGGATCAGTTCAAGAGTTCGTTGGTCACTGACGGCGTATCTATATTTGCCGGAACTCTCGGAGGAAACGTGGTATCCTACAGTGCAGCAACTGGATCGAATTATTGGACATATCCAACTGGAACCCTGCCGATATGTAATGCTCCTTTCCTATCAGGCAATCTACTGGCAACATTTGCATCCAACACCATATACATAATCAACAAGACCCCTACCCGATTCGGAGGAGGAGCAGATACGGTTGTGACCTTGTCTGGAATAGGAATGCTCCAGTCATCTCCCTTGCTATTCACTGATTTCCAAGGCACGACTTGGTTGTATTTTACAACAACAAGCGGAATCCTGTATGCTGCTGGCGGATTCCTCGGTGTTCCTGGGGCATTTATTGATTCGTCGGGAGGAAACGTAGGTAGTTTCTGGAGATCCTTTGAGAGTAATGTTCTAAGCAACATAACACCAGTCATTGACGGTGGGGGGTCTTTGTATGTATGTGCCCCCACTGCGGTGTATCGCTATCCTACCCCTCCGTCCTCGTCTACGCCAGTTGCGTTCAATACGGCTGGACCCAATCTGTTTCAGTATATTACTCCAGGAACTATAAGGACTTCGCCAGTCATTAGCAGTCAGAACAAGCTTTCATTTGTAGCCTTTGATGGTGCCAGCGGTTCAAATTATATATACACCATCTCTTCTTGATTAATTTTGTTCTCGGGTATGAATAATGTCTTCTTCTGGTCAGTCGGCGGTGGCCGCTCTCATCGATATGGCCAAATCCAAGGGTATTGAACTTCCATCAGGGAATCGTCCAGAGTGGTTGGTGACCCTGCTACACAAGTACGGTTCTGCGGCAAAGGCAGGGGTTCCAGCGTCTGCGGATGAAGTTCTAACGACAATTGCAGAAGTCTACAAGGGGGGATGCGACCCTGAGCTGGCGGATGTCATGTCCGAAGCTGTGGTGGGCCTCGGTGTTCCAGAGACAGGGGCAACGGGCGGACGGCGGCGGCGTGGCCGGAAGGTCGGTGGCGGGTTCCGTGAACTAGGAGGTGCGATTGCGAAGTTCTTTACTACGCAGTGCCGTCGTGGAGCCACCACGGTCGACAAGATCACCACCGATATGGCGTCGGCTATTGATTCCAAGAGTGCGGAGGCCGAGGCCACACCGGTAGATATTGTAGGGGCTCTCAAGTGGGCGTCGGCGGCAGGGGCGGTGGTCGTAGGAGTCAACGAGGGTCTGCGAACAGCTGTAGTCAACGGACTGATCAATGTATCTGCTGCCATGCCTACCTTTGGAACGATGTTCACCAACACCCTGACTGCCCTAGAGTTCTCTGCTCAGGTTGCGGCTGGAAGCGGAGTGATTGCGGGACAGACGGGTGTGGCTCTGTTCTGCGTCTATATCGTCTACATCCTGCGTGAGAAGCTCATTCAGGGTGGAAAAAACCTCCTGTCGCTCGATGGCAAGACGATCTGGGAGGCGATCAAGCCTCTGGTCACCGACTCTAAGTTCAAGGAGTTCATGGCAGATCGGGAAAAGGAACGTGAGGCCATTGCTCTCCTGGATGCCGAGCTGGATTCCATGAAGCGTGAACTGAAGCCTGAAGTCCGTGCAGCCTTCTCTATCCCCCCGACTCGCCGCCGCCGTGCGTCTCTGGCAGCTCTGCGTTCTGCCCCTCCGCTGTCCACATCCGATGCAACCCTTGGTGATGCCGTCAATGGTCTTGTGGCCCTCGTGACCGGACCGCCAAAACCTGGCGGTCGCCGTCGTCGTCAGACCAAAAAGGCGGCGGGACGTCGTCGTCGCCATAATCGTCGTCAGACTAAGCGGGCGAAATCATTCTAGGTGAGATGTGCATCGCCTCCAACTCCTGTAGCCACAACTTGACCGCATAAGGAATGGTCTTGTCTTCCAGACCAGCCTTAGCACCACACGACCTACACTCATAGAGATGATCCTTCTCATTGATTGTAGCGAGAGACCCACAGCCCGTGCACACCCCAGCACTGAACGGATCACTGACATCCATCAGTCGCTCCTTGGTGAATACGGCCGCACCATGCGAGATGAAACAGTCACGCTCCATTTCGCCTACACGCAGTCCACCATCCCGTGCCCGACCCTCGCACGGCTGGCGGGTGAGCGAGACAATCGGACCACGGCCACGAGAATGGCACTTGTCAATGACCATGTGCTTGAGACGCTGGTAATGCGTGGTTCCCAGGAAGATTTCTACCTCCATCATCTCACCAGTCTGACCATTGTACATAATCTCGTTACCGTAAGGGTGGAGACCGAGGTTGCTCATGTGAACCTTGAGATCTTCCATTCCAAGATGGGAGTAGGGCGTGCCGTCACCCAGATTGCCCGTGCGGACGCCGATACGGCTATACATTGTCTCCAGCAACTGGGCGATTGTCATACGAGAGGGAATAGCGTGAGGGTTCATGATGATATCGGGACGCAGACCCGAAGCCGTGAAGGGCATATCACACTCGTCCAGAATCATTCCGCACGTGCCCTTCTGCCCAGCACGGGAAGCGAACTTATCACCGATCTGGGGAGTGCGCTCGGCAACAACTCTGACCTTCACGAACGGATACCCGTCCGAGTTCTTATCCTGCCACACCCCGTCAATACGGGCAGGCTCCGAGTTCTTGTGAGTGGTCGAGAGATCACGGTAGAGGTATCCGTGCGGGTCGCTCCGCATATTCACCACTTTACCGATCACAACATCGTTCTCCTGGACCACAGCATTCTTGATGGGGATACCGTTCTCCTGAATGGCATGGTAGGACGTGTTCTTGTATCCCTTGGTATTCTCGTGCCGAGCCTTGGAGAACCGCTCCTCCCGTCCGCTCGCCACGTTGCGATGCTCCTCGTCCTTGTACACCGTGTAGTAGTATCCCCGCATGAACCCACGCTTCAGGGAGGCTCGATTGAGAATCACGGAATCCTCCTGGTTGTATCCAGAATAGCAGGCGATAGCCACGATGGCATTGCACCCGCTCGGCATCTTGTGCATGTTCAGAATACTCATAATCTGCGTCTCCACGATCGGACGCTGGGGAGAGGCGAGAAGGTAAGCGTTCTTGTCGAGGCGCTTGTGGTAGTTCGAGGCATACAGAGTCATCGCCTGCTTTGCCATCGCCGATTGGTAAGCGTTACGAGGGGACTGGTTATGGTTGGACAGCGGAATGATCGCAGCCATATGACCAAGAATCATGTGCGGATGAATCTCGCAGTGGGTATGTCCATCAATCTCGTTAGGGAACATTGCGATACGGATGACCTCGGATTCATTTGCGTCCACGTATTCTACACACGACCGCACCCAGTCGTCCCATACATCCGATGCGGGCGGAGGAATCAGTTTACCGTCCACGACTCGGAAGATCGGACGAACAAGACGACCCGCGTCGGTCTCAATCAAGATACGATTCGCCATGATGTTCCAAGCGACGGAGATATGGGGATGAATCGCCCCCGTATGCTTCGCATTCTTGAGTTGGGCGTGGACGGCTACAGGCGTATT